GCTTCCCAGGAAACCTTGCAGTGGAAAGCGGGGAAATTTTTGCTGTAACTGGTTGGGATAGTGGATGAAGACAGCTATCTTGGCAAACAGCTTTCCTGGCAGATGAAGTGAACCCTGTGGCCGAATATGCTGGTTGCCGATCACAAGAAAAAGAAGAAACCGTGAAGCCTCTTGCATCTCCTGCATCCATACTATTTGTGACCGTCATTGCTGGTGCTTGAGAAATAGAGCAGGGCAGAGCCGTTTTTCGGGGACCACGTTTCCCGTATTCACTGACATCCTTTCCCTGCATGGAAGACAAATGCCGGACAAGGATATGTCGCAGTGTGGGAAGATCAGGTACGCCAGGTAACGAAGCATGCAGCAAGGCAAAAAGCTGGCAGGCAAGCATTTTAGCCTCCTGACGGAAACATGTTCCCAGGCTCAGGCGTATCTCGGCATTCCCCAGACGTTTTTTGGCAGCAGCAGGCAGAGCACAACGAAAATAGAAGATGCGTCCCACGCAAAGAAGATGCTGGCCGGAACGGCGGGTTGCTGGGTGGGAGTGGCAAGTGCCGTGCGGGTGAGCGGAAGAAGCGGCAGCGGATGGCATTTGAGGCACCTTTTGTACCACCTGTTTGACCCAAATTCGTAAAGGTAGGAAAAACAGGGGACGGGCTGGGCTTGCTGCGCTGCTCGAAACAACCAAAAAAGAAAGGGTTGCGGCTAGTTGCCACAACCCTTGATGTCTTGCTGGTGCCGAGGGCGGGAATCGAACCCGCACGGCGGTTGCCACTACCACCTCAAGATAGCGTGTCTACCAATTCCACCACCAGAGCGTTTATTCTGTTTTTATTCCTTATTGCGGAATGTCATTATTTTTGTTTTCAACTGCTGGAGCAACTTGTTGTTGCTGTTGTTGAACTTGTTCAGCAGTTTGAGATAAATCGTCAAATGAACCTTTTTGTACGTTGCCACGATGAGAGTTGATATTACCCAAC